CTTACTTGACATCTCATCATCTAATACAGACGCATAATATTTTCTAAAATCAGATTGTAAATTTTTAACATTAGCAATAGTCTGACCATCTCTTATTTTTGTATTGAAAAATATTTTAAGTCTAGCGCCTACAGATAATAAATTTGTCTGTCTTCTTAATAGTTCTAATATTCTTTTACCTTTACCTAATGACCCCATAGCCATTCTTAACATACTATCATATTGGTCACTTTCAGTTGTTGTAAATGTAGCAACACCTGAAGCGTCTTTGTATGAAGCGTCATCATAAAATACTGATGGCGTCTTTGCAAAACGATTTACATTGACGCCAAAGCTTGCTTTTAAATTAGCCATTTTTCTGCCATTGTAAGTAGTGTGAAAAATGATACCTAGTTTAGCTCTCATAATTTTTCTAGCAAGGTCAGTATTTTCTGGTACTGCATAAGTTATAGTATTAGGTGTAAATGCAATAGCATCCTCACCTCTTATAGATACCTTTTTAATATCTCCTGGTGTAAATAACAAGTCGCCTTGTACAACACCTCTTATGCCAAGTTTTGGTAGTTCTTTTAAACAGATAGATAGTTTATCTACCAATCCACCAGAGTGATTTTTTCTAATGTCTGATTGTGTGTAATTGATTTTAGGGGTAACGTTGAATACTGATTTTGATCCAACAAAGAATTTGCCGTTTTCAGGATTGACACCACAGAATACAGCAGGTGCGCCATCCCATTTAACAGATAGATTTAATTTTCTACGTGATGATCCTACTAGCATGTTTCTTATTGATTTAAGAAACTCAATAGCGTTGATACCACCTTGATATCCGTTATTAATAATTTCGTCTTCTAAATGTTCTAAATGAGTATTTTTCGCCTCATTTAAGTATTGCTTAAAACTATACATATCTCTCCACTATACCCATTATATCAAAATTTATCGCCTTTGTCAAGCGAAAAATTACACTAATTCCATTAATAAATCACTACTTACTAGACTATTTATACTAATAAAGTTTGCCGAACGGCCCAAAAGGAAAGACACTACGCCCTATCTTCTGGCATAAGAAGATTAGATCGGTCATATACTCATGGATCTCATCTTTTTTAAATTTAGAAACCATGTGTAAAAACCTTAATTGTAGTAGTTTGTTATTAGCAATCCAAGGTGTTCTACCCTCAAATGCTATTATCATATTTTTTGTAAAGTCTTTAGGCATAATATTTGTTTCAAAAAGTATGCCTTTTTGTTTCATATTTCTAAACAACTCCTCATACATTTTTTGCCACATATCTGATTGTTGTCTAAATTGTTTTGTATTCTGTGGTTCTTTTTTTGCGTCATTTATAAATTGTGATCTGTATGGTTTGCCAGCAGTTAATTTTCTAACTAGTTCTAAAGGTGCCTTACCTAATCTTGCAGCCTCACCTTTACCTGTGCCTTCTATTTTTAAATTAGATAACCTTGATGTTGTATTACCTTTTACTTGAAACTTTGCTATTTCTGTACCTCTAATACCTAAAGTCAATACAGAATCTTGTGTTGTAAAACCAGCACTCTTTTTTGTACCGTATGTAGATAGATCAAACTTAACTTTTAAAAGTTTATAATCAAACTCACCTTTTTTATTTTCTACTGCTTTAAAAAACTTATCATCTAAATTAACTTCTTGGTACTTTGCTTGTTGACCTGATATAAGTTTTAAAGAAAGACCTACAACCTTTCTCTCTTTATATAACTTTCTCATTATCTGATTAAGTTCTTCTATAGTTTGTGTGCCTTTAGGACCTTCTAATTCTTTTAATATGATTTGTCTATTGACTTCTTTTTTATCAATCAACCATATATCAGCAGGATTGTATGAGTCTTTATTACTAATCTTAAAATAATCTCTAATCGTTTTCATAAACCACATCATAAATCCATCTTTATCATCTCTATCAAAGACGGTAAATTTTGCGTTAGAAAACTCTCTTAATATTCTTTCGTTTTGTTTAACAAAAGTTTCAAACCAGTTTTTTTCTATCTTTTGTGAAAAGGGTATCTTGTAATTAAATAATTGTTTTCGGTCTTTAACAAATATTTCTTTTAGGTCTTTTACGGTATCTTTATCGTTAATTATATCTTTTACTGAATTAAATTTTTTATTATTTTTAAATGATTGCTTACAGATGACAGCAGTAGCCTTCTCCTGCATTGCTGTAAATTCAGCGTCTTTTACGTTAATACCATTTAGATTTGCCATACATATATTTATGCACGGCTTCGGCCTCTACTTCTAGCAGGGCTATTATAATTTGTTTTACCTCTATCTGCGATTTTTTCTTTTTCACCTCTACAATCAAAGAAAGGTGGGAAACCAAAGATACCAAATGTCTTATTTTTGTTTTGAAATTTAGTAAGTTTCTTTACATCTTCTTCAAAGAAAGACTCTTGTAATACTAACTTACTAGGCATTTCAACGCAACGCCATATGATTTCGTCTTTTACTTTGACCATTTCTGTCTTATAGTAAATAGATGGTTTTCTTTTTCTTGCAGCCATTATTGTCCTCCTTTTCCAAATATCCAATCAGCTCTTCTGCCTTCTTTAGTACATACATTAACACACGGAGGTGGTACATCTTTTGTATCTTGTGTCTCCATTGCCTTAGTTATTTTTTGGTTCAAAGTTTTCCAATAGTAGTTGTATATTATATCGTCAAGTGATTTGTGTTTACTTATGTCACTAGACTCTGCTAGTTTTTTTATAAAAGGATCTTTAAAATATCCTGGCGAATCAAGGTGACAACAAGGCAACAACTGATTTCTGTTAGTAACAGCTATTTCAGTCATATTTCTACCTTTCTTATTTGTACACAGCGGTTTAAATATCTTTGTCATATACGGTCTCCAATCTATTCTTTTCATTTGTAGGTCTTAATGGATCACCTTTAGGTAACCACCTAGATGATTTCATAATAACAAAATTTAAACCATTTTCTTTAGCCATTCTTTTTGCCTGTAATTGATGATGTTCGTTATATTTAAATACAATGTATTGCCAAGCAGGTGCATTTTTAAGTATTTTTTTTCCTTCAAGCATTACTTGAAATATTTTTTTACCATCTTGGTTTACTCTATATTTGTGACTTTCTTCTGGTAAACCATCTAAACCAAATCGCCAATCTGCTTCAGGATATGCTTCAAATGCTTTTTTAAACCATGACATAGGTTTAAAAGATGAAGCAGTTTGTACTAATACTTTCCTTTTATAAAATTTGCAAAGTTCTAATACTTCAATAAATTTAGGATAATGTATTGGATCTGATAGTTGACCAGAAAATGATATGAATTTAAATTTATTAACTAACATCTGTATAGTTCTCATAGGTAAATCACTACCTATTACCTTATCGTAGAATTTACCTGAATACCACATCTGCCTTTGACACCTTGAACATTTTAACGGACACCTATGTGATAGGTCAATATGTACATCCTCTCTTGTATGAAAATGATTCATAGATTTAGTATTAATTTAGCTTCTTCACTTAACATATCTCTACTAAATGGTGGAGTATGTGTTAATATAACTTTTACATTACCTACACCTGCAACCAGTTCGGCTGCTTCTTTTATGTTTCTACTAATTTGGTCTGCAGCTGGGCATAACATAGAGGTTAGTGTGTGGGTGATTGTAACTTTTTCTTCTTTTATATCAATATCGTAAATCAAGCCTAAATTAAATACATCAATAGATGGCATTTCAGGATCGTAAACTTTTTTTAGTTCTTTTATTATGTCTTCTTTCATTATACTTTAAAGTCTGAAAACTTATCATACACGTCCACAGATTGTGGGCCTGATGGTTTCTCAATCTTCTCTTTACTTTCTTGGTTACTATCTACAATCTGTTGAGCAGATTGTTCTACATCATATAATCTCATCTTACTTCTATCTACACCGATTATAAATGCACGGTTGACAGCAGGATCATTATATCTATTCTTTAATTGTTTAACTTTAATTTGACCTAGTTCTTCTAATTCTTCGTTTGATATTAGAGCAAACATAAAGTCAGCAGTTGCAGGAAGACCAAATGATTCTGAAGTATCTTCTAAACCAACATCACTTGACAGATAACCTGATCTGGTTGTTTGAGTAGCAGATACAATAGGTACATCATATTGTACTGCAAGACCTCTTAATTCTTCAGCAATTGCTTTCACATAAAAATATGAAGATATATTGCCACCTTTAAATCTACTAGATGAACAAATATTTAGATAATCTATGAACACTATATCAGGTTTAAATGATTTCTTTAGGGCAAGTTCATCTATCAAAGCTTTGAAATGACCAGCATGAGCAGCTGCCGTAGGATATTCTTTGATAATTAGTTGACCATTAATTTTGTTTTGTAGTTTAGATGTTTTGTTATCGTATATTTCTTTTGGCATTTCATAGAGATCATCTATGGTTACATCTAATAAGTTAGCGTCAATTCTTTCTGCGATACGTTCTTCAGCCATCTCTAAAGTTATATACAATACATTCTTACCTTGTGATATAACACTACTAGCAAGATGACACATAAACAAGGATTTACCAACACCTGTACCTGCAAGAGCAACGTTAAGCGTTTTAGGTGGCAGACCACCTTTAGTTATTCTATTGAAGTACGAAAGATCAAACTTTAATCTTTCTTCTACTCTATGGTAATAATTAAATCGCTCATCTGTCATGGCAAGATAATCATGCCCTATATGTTTATCAAATGAAACTCCTAATGCGTTTGATAAGATACTAGGTATTGCCTCTGGTGTATGTTTCTTATCTTTACCATCAATGATTTTGATACCTTGTAATACTGCATTATACACAGCACGATCTTTACACCATTTTTCTGTTGTATCTAATAACCATTGTTGTTCAACTTCCTCATGTACTAATGAGTTCAATAATGTTTTTGTATTTTTATATTCGTCTTCGGTAAGTGTCTTGTTGTTAGACAACTCAATAGCGATTGCTTCTTTTGTAGGTAGGTTGTTGTACTTGACAACAAAAGCATTTATGATTTTAAATAGAGTTACTTCATCTCTATTTCTAAAAAAATCTTCTTTAATGAAAGGTATTGTTCTTCTGGTAAAGTCTTCATTGTGGATTAGATTAGATAATAATGTTTTTTCAAAATCAGACATAATGTAGATAACTTCCTATAATGTACTTTGGTTGATTGATAGGCTTTTCACCTGTATGTTTAAAGGTCCATAATGGAGGAAACACCAAGACTTTACCTGCCTCAGGTTTGATCTTAATATCGTAATCAGGAAATGTTGTTTCGCCGCCATCATTGTTATTTAAATACATAAAAAAAACTAAAAATCTTCTAGCACTATTATAGTCTGTGACATCCACATGTGTCTTAAATTCATCTTCACCGTTAGGTTCATACTTCTTAAATCTTATCTGTTCAAAACCAAATTTATTTGGCCATTGTTTTATATTATCTATATTAACATCTTTTGTATATTTGTCAATAACCTGTCGGAGTTTAGGAAAGATAATACCTGTGTACTCTTTCCAGTCATTATGCATACTAATATTAATTTCAGTAAATGACATATGATTATCTACGATAGTTTTAGTTTGTTGAGTCGGAGAATCCTCAAACTTATCTATCAAGTGCTGACATTGTTGCTTATTAAGCACATTCTTATACGTGCATATGTAATCACTTTTGAAATCTAATCGTGCCATCTTCTAATTGTTTTTCTACCACTTCTATCAATATATCGCCTATGTAATTCCTAAAATCTTCACTTGTTGTATCAATGTTATTAGGATTTACCTTTACATCATAATCAAACTTTAAAGGTATCTCACCCTTATCATTCTCTTCCGAGGCAAACTTTACATGCCCATACGTGTATATAATATCTTTGTAGTTGCCTTCAACAATCTTTATGCAACTATAATCATCAACATCACGTTGAGCAAAGACATATCTATTCTGCGCCATAGAGGAATTCTTTTTTGGCTGCCTCGTCAATTTGAGCGAGAACATCTTTAGTAAAGAATTTATCAGGTTCATTATTGATAGTTTTTGCATATTGTTTTGATCCATCAGGTAACTCTACCCTTGTTGATACTGATTTAAATATACCATGCTTAATTGCAAGTTCTAATAAACCATAATACTTATCAAGGCCATCTTTATAAGTTAATCTTACATCAATCAAAGCATTCTCTTTTGTCAACCTTGATTTGTAGTTCTTACAATGAATTATATTACCTATAATTTCTTTGCCATCTTTCTCTTTACGTTTAGATAGATATACGATATTACTTGCAGCGTATTTTAATCCACTACCACCGCCCATCTCCTTTTGAGGAAACATTGAGCCAATAACATCATATGTATGATTAGTCATAATCATAGGTACTTTTGCTTTACCTAGTTTTAAAGTTAATACTCTAAAGGCTGCTTTGACTATTTGTGATCTAGTCATATCTCTAGTTTCTTTACCATCAGCAGTATCTTCCATTTCTTTTGTAGTAGATAACATTCCTAAACTATCTAATACAAACATTAAAGGTTTTCTTTTATCTTCAGCTTGTTCTAGGTATTTGTCAATCACTTTGATTGATTGATGT